TGTATTAGAACCTATTCCATGAAGTAAGGCTTTATCTGATGTTGCATTGCTATTTAATTCATTAACTGCCCCGATCAAAGTCTTGTTAGTTGTTCCTAACTTCGCGATAACTGCCGTAGTCATCTTATCGACAACATAATCCCATATCTTGTCCATCAAAGTACGCTTGTTTGCATTTGCGTCCTTGTCGAGAATCATTAACTCATCATTGTCTTTCAGTGCTTCTTTAGTTGTGTACTTTGTCCATTCCATGATTAATTCTCCTTTATTGAATCATTTATTAAAAGGGTAAGAGCATTATTCATGCCCTTACGCCTCGTCAACCTTGTTTACTGTGATAAATTTTCTAATCGCATCTACATGAGTTTTGAGTTCAGCATCAACGATATAGAACGATTTCTTATTGTTGTGCGATACAAGATTTCCGCTTTCGTCAATCTCGTCATAAGTAAATGTAGCTCTGTCCATTCCATTTACATTTAAAATTGAAAAACCACTAAGCTGTTTCATTTAAAAGTTCCTCCTGTTCCTTAATCAAGGTTTCTAGTTCCGCGTTTAATATGTTCTCAGGGCTTTCAGGTAATTCTTCTTCCCTGTCAACATCTTCCTCAAGATTTACATATTCGTAATCTTTCTGTTTTGCTTTCAGTTCCCATGCAAATTTCAGATTCGGAGTTCCGTGCACAATGAAGTAATTCTCTTCCTTCTTTTCAATCCACAAATCTCCTTCTCCTTCTTTCTGCAAAAACACTTGATACTCAATGCGTGTTGTTACGGTTTCCGTGAAGATATCTCCGATTTCAACGATACATTCACCGTTCTCATCAGTAATTCCTTCACCGATGTCTCCAAACATTGGCGAAGCTGTTTCGTAGCAATATTGAAGTCTGTTTGAATAATTCTCTGTTGGAACAACACGGTTTTTAGTTCCAGTTGTTTTTATTTCTCTTGGGCTTATATCTACATAATCATTAATATAATTACTTCCATTAATTCTAATTGAAAGGCAACCTGTTGAGTTCTCGCTAATGCTGAATGTGTACGATTTTACTGTTGACATTGCATCAGACCATCCTTGTAAATCCTCAGCCCATCCAATAGAGAAGCATTCCGGGGAAATTGAAGAACCGTATCCCCTTCCATTATTAGATGCTTTCATTCTTAAGCCATGAAACCAACCACCCATAAGGTCAACAACCATACTGTCCGATGTGAGAAGTCCCATATTAGTATTATCAATATGCATACCCATGCTTCCGATAGTGAATATTTCTTTCGAATTGTTACGGCCAACGATGAGCGCAGACGCTTTTTCTTTATCTAAATATATCGTGCTTCCATAAATCGAGCCTTTTTGGATGTTCAGTCCATCTTTATCCCATTTACCAACTTCCGCTCCTATGGCATCTAGTATCTGTATTGAGCCATTTTCATTGTTTACACCTCCCAATGTAAGTGTACCGCCCTTGCCATAAGAGAAGTTGATATACAACTGATCGCCTTGCATATATATCCCTTGTTTCTTCCCATTATCAGTAAGTCTGTTAAACACTTCTTCGGAAGTCAGAGATTTATTTAGCTTATCGACCGCAGAATCATCAGTATACTTTGTAGCCTTTACCCAATCGGAAGAAACAAAGTTACCACTAGCTCTTGCAGTTTGGCATCGCATCAAGTCACCGTCGTTTCCCTGTGTCCACAAATCTCCAACATCGTAAGGTGGTACAGGAGTTGTAATAAAGTTTCTTCTCTTGCCATCTGCGGTATCTTGAGCCTTCGATGCAGCTTCCATTGCATTGTTGATATCTTCGTCCTGTATCAACTGCCACTTCCATGCGCCATCAACTTTCAAGAATCTGTAAGTATATCCTTTCGACTGCCAAAAGAACAAATCACCATTGTGATGAGATTTAAGATTGTCTGTTGTCCAATCCTTTGCCGGTATATTACTTAAGGTAGGCTCATAGTCGTAAAACCATGTTTCTATCTTTCCGTCAATCTGTGTCTGTATGGAATCAATTTTTGGGTCGTATACATTTTTGATGAAATCATCTACTGCTGAATCATCTGTGTAAGTATCTTTCTTTACCCAGTCGGAAGAATTGAAACTTCCACTTTCTCTTGTATTGATGCACACAAGAATCTCTGTTCCAGTGAACCATAGGTCATTCTGTTCGTAAGGTGGATTCGGCTGCGCAGCGTAAATGGATGATTTACCGTCAATTTTGTCAAATACTTCATCCGGGATGGATTTGTCATGCCATTCACCGGAACTGTAGATATATTCGCTGTTGTCCTTTGTACAGTGCCACAAATCACCCTCATGCAAGGCTTTTTCAGTTTCTACAGTGGTCTGTATCTCATTTCCGGATACATCCAGTATGGAATTCCCGTTGATATCCAACCACGGCCAATTCTCTGTCCCTTTCCATTTCACAGAAGGATCTGATTCCTGATACCATATTTCAACTTTCTGGTCGAGCTGATTCTTAATGGAGTCCAAATCACTGGCGTAGGTATTGTTGATGAAGTTCTTGATAGCTGTATCATCTGTGTACTTCGTAGCTCTTACCCAGTCGGTGGAATCATAGTTTCCTGTCTGACGCGCATTGACACAACGCATCAGGTCACCATTCTCACCTTGCACCCACAAGTCATCAACATCATAAGGTGGATAAGGAGTTACCGAGAAAACACGCTTCTTTGTCATGGCGAGATTGTTCGCTGCCTTTGCGTCTGCGTCAGATAGTTTCTCCCAAGATGTACCATTCCACCGCCTAGTGACTTCTTCTTTCGGACTGTACCATAAATCACCCTTATGCTGTGCCTTTAATTCATCCGTAGTCCATGCGCCGGATGGGTCTTCTGCTTGGTTGTATGTCTCAATCTTACCGTCTATCTGATTTTGGAGGTCTGCTCCAAGTACATCCAGTTCAGCTTTTACTTCATTGGCTCTTGTATCGTCTGTATACTTTGATGCCTTTTCCCAGTCTGATGTCGAGAAAGAAGCCGATTCACTTCTTGCAACACAGCAACGCATGATGTCACCACCATCACCCTGTACCCAAAGGTCACCTATGTCGTAAGGTGGCTGTGGAGTCACTACAAAGACTCTTCGCTTGTGGTCTGCGGTATCCTGTGCCTTCTCTGCTGCTGCCAGTGCTTTGGAAATATCTGTATCCTGTACGATCTGCCACTTCCAAACCGCTCCGTCCTGTAAGAATCGGTAGGAATATCCAGTGGACTTCCAGAAGAAGAGATCACCTTCGTGGTCTTTTCTCTGCTCGTTGGTTGTCCAATTCACAGCCGGTTCGTTCTGTAAGCTAGGTTCGTGGTCATAGAACCATGTTTCAATCTGTCCATCAATCTGACTCTGTAATTCCGCAATCTTCGGATCGTATACCGCAGAAATGAAGGTATTCAGTCCGCTATCGTCAGTGTACTTGGTTTTCTTCTGCCAGTCGGACTTTACACAGCTTCCTTTATCTCTGCTTTCCACGCAAGTGAGAAGCTCCTGTGTATCTGCATCAAACCATAAGTCACCAACACGATACGGCGGAACAGGAGTGTTAATGAATATCTGTGCCTTACTGTCAATCTCGTCAAAGACTTCGTCCGGAACATTCATTTCTACCCATTGCCCGGAACGATAAATGTATTCTTTATTATCTCTTGTGTCTTTCCACAAGTCACCTTCATGCTCGGTTTTGTCTTTCCAGTTTACAGACGGATCACTATCTTGATACCATGTTTCAATCTTGTTTCGGACGGAGTTTTTTATCTCGTCCATATCTGTCTTGTAAATGTTAGTTACAAAATCATCTACAATATCATTCGAAATATCTTCCACAGACTTACCGGTGATGGATATTGACTCTGCATTGATAGTAACTCGTCCTGTCTCCGTATCAGCATAGAATGTAATGTTTCCATTCTTATCTTTTACAGTGAGAGAACCTGAGTTGATATAATCAGCATTAATGCCGATAGCATACAAGATTCTTGTAATAAGGTCTCCTGTTAGGAATAGTCCGTAAGGATACGTCTTACCGCCATCACTTGAGATACCGATAGCTTCAGATGTGACCTTAATTACGTTCTTGGACTCTTCTACTGTCGGCTTATCATGAATGTATGAGATTACGCTTCCGTCCGGCTGCACAACTTCTGTAGAATACATTCCAGAAGCACTCTCAAGCGTCTTGTTCAGATTATCGACAGCTGCTTCAAATTCTGTCTTGTTCTGCTTGATTTCCTTTTTGGTTTTCTCATACACTTTTGTAGCTTCGCTGTAATAAGTGCTCTTCTGCCGTTCCGGATCCTTGATTCCGCAAGAAAATGAACTGCTGCCAAGATAATTAAACTCAAGAGATGTGATAAATGTTGGATAAACTTTGTCTTTCCGGTCTACCACGCAAGCCAGATCCATGAATTCGATCGTTGGATCAGGGAAGAATTCTCCACTAAAACCTCTCAGCTTAACTCCGATCAATACATCTCCAATCAGATTGATTGCATCATCTTCATGTCCTTCAATAAGAGGATTCGTGATTTCAAGTGCATAATCATCTGTACCTCTTATTAAGATTGTACTCTCGTTTTCTACTTTCTTTGTGGTCGCAATTCCAGTGATTACAACAGGATCTGTGCTAATGTCTGGATCTGACTGATAGTCCATCAAAATGCTATAGCCAGCATCTTCCACTAAGTCATCCCTATTTGTAATCTTCGATATTGCAGAAAAGTCGTAACTCTTAATAACAAGTGTTCCGTTCTGAATCACAGCATTACCAACGGAAAGCATTGCTATATATCCGATTACTTCTCGGCAAGTCACTTTTTCCGGAGCCTGTTCAATCACGAAATCGTCATTGTTAAACTTCGGACTTCCAAGCATGATGTTACATGTACTACACGCTTCTCTTAGAAGCTGCCCAGCTGTTGTTGGATAAGATAGCTTAGACGTGAAGTCTGCATCTGCTTTGTACATTGAATCATAACCTACAAGTTCTATCGTATCTCCAACCGCTGTTGGCTCAAGTACTGTAAATGTACCCTCGTTCAATCTCTCGATTCTTGATTTCGTCAGCATAATCGTGTTGCCATTGACATCGAGAATTTCCTCACCTTTCACATCTCTCCATGCATCATAGCTTCTACTTTCGATGTCAGCTTCAGTGAAGAGTGAAATCTGTGCATAGTAAAAATCATACTTGGAAAATCTCTCATCGATGTTATCAATGACAAGCGTAACGGACTTGGAGAGAGCGGATCCCAGTGGGAATCCATCTCCTCCGTCTTCTGTGAATCCATTACCGCTTATGAAGAAATCGTTATCCGAATCAAGTGTAAGCTTTTTGCCATTTTTCAGTGTGATCGATGCATAAGCATAAAACGGACCGCCTGACTTTATGATGTTTTTAAATTCGTTGCTTACATTCTTCATAATCTACCTCTAGCTATTTAAGGTCAGCGAATATCTCTTTCGATATCCGGTGAAATCTATAACACTGGATTTTCCGATGTTACTTGAAAACTCAGCTCATCCAGTTTCTCTTCGCCTTCTACTAAACTTACACATGGAGCATTAAAGTTTGCTGCATAAAACCTTTTGGTTTCCCATTTATCCTCATAAATGTTAAGGTGGAAAAAGTCGAATCCGCTCTTTCCCATAACCTCTTTGAGAATTTTGCTTGCGTCACTTACCTTAATGTCACTCCATTTCAGCTCATAAGCTTCTATTGTGAAGAGAGGGGAGTTTTTCATATTTCCCCTCATGGTTCTTCCTGAGTTTTCTGTAGAGGTAGTAGCGAATGAAATTTGATATCCGTCCTCATCCACATCTGGTGGTGTGAATGAGCCGAATTTTAAATAGTTCTGTGCCATATTCTACCTCCTAAGCCATTTCAAACGGATTTCTTCCCGTCTGTGTTCTCATGTTCTTTCCTTCTTCAAGTACAGCCTTCGCAATCTGTCTACGGTTCAGATATACCGGCACTTCAATCTTGCGTGAGCTGTTACCAGTTTCTTCCCTTACAATCTTACGGATAAGGCTTTCAGGTGCTTCAATGTTGTTACCGCTTTTCTGGTCACCAAGTACCGCCATGAACTCTTTGTTTGGTGGGATAACAGCACCCTGTGCAAGGTAAGGGATATGTGGAGCACTCCATTTTGATATATGGAATCCGATAGATGATACTCCAGTTAATGATGTAACCCATGATGGAACTGATATGTTCATTTTGTTCAGTGCATTAGCAACGCCATTCTGCATGATCTGTGCAGCTCTAAGGAGTCCGTTCATCAATCCGATGATTCCGTTAATTGGAGATTTGATGATTGCTAACATGCCATTCCAAGCACCACCGAAGATATTCTTGATACCATCCCATGCCTGTTGCCAATCTCCTGATAAGACACCATTTACAAAATCAACGATTCCGCTAAATGCCTGTTTCACAGCTGCAACAATGTTCTGAATATTCGCAAGCCATGCATTCATGTAATCTCCAATTACACCAAAGTCTTTTACCCAATCCACCTTGAATACTCCGTCAAGCCATTTTGACAGCGGATCAAGTATTTGATTCTTGATGAAATTGAAGATAATATTAATGTTCTGCTTAAATCCTTCAACGTATAACAGGATTCCACTCAATGCTTGCGCCCAATCCCCAGTGAAAACTCCTGTTAAAAACTGGATGATTCCATCAAGCTGTTTGAGAACGCTATCTGCCATTCCAGTTACGCTGGCAACAATGGAAAGAAGCGTATCACCAATCCATGCCACTATAGGTGCAAGTACTGGAATCACGTTCTCTATCAACCACTGTATAAGAGGAATAAGTACGTTATTCCACAGCCAATTAAGTCCATCAATCAGCCTTCCAATTTCGTCAATGATGTGGTCAATTGCATCGCCCACTGGTCCGTTTAAGACTTCATCGAACTTCTGCGCCCACTGATCGAGAATCGGCGCGATATACTGGTTATAGGTATCAAGAAGTGTTCCACCTATTTCTGATAAGCCACTTCCAACATCATTGATAAACGGTCCTATATGCTCATCATACAGTTCCGTCAGCTTATCTGCTAACTTCTGTACGAAGTCTTCTATAGATTGAGTAATCTCCTCTATTGGTTTCAGCGTGTTATTGATAGCTTCAATAATCTTATCTTTGTTCTCGATGATAGGTGTTGCAATCGCATCCATTACATCTTTTGCAAAGCTTGTGGCAAGTAGAATAATTTCTCCGAACGCTGTGGTAAATATGCCAATAATATTGCCAGTAATGTTCTGTGCTGTCTGTGATCCGAATGTCTGTTGGAATATCTCTGCAATTGTTGCACTTAAATTTCCTACAATTATGGAAATCTCTGAGCCTAAATCGAACATCCTCACAAGCCACTTCTTGATTCTGTCTGTATTCTCTTCTAAGTAGCTTTCAATACCTCCAACAACATTTGCTGCTATTGTTAACCCAATCGAAACAAATGAGCCTACTGTTTTGCCCATGTTATAAATGAACAATGTAGCGAATCTCTTAGCTGCTTCCTGAACATTTTTATCTGTGAAGATATCTTTGATGTGTTCTCCGATAGACTTAAGGTCTTTCTTCAGTTCTTCAAGTACTGGCTTGTAATCTCCAAGTCCATCCCAGAAACCATCCATAAAGATGTCTCTGATCTGTTTCAGCTTGTCCAATACGGAATCAAGCAAGGATGCAAACTTATTGTCAATTGGTACTTCTTCGAACAGTGGTCCGGAACCGCCACCGGCACCACCTCCACCACCACCGGATCCGCCAGAACCACTTCCCGAGTCCTGCTTATCCATTTTGTTGATATCATCAAGTGGTGATAAGTACTCTTCCGCAGCTTCCGCAGCTTCTTTTGTTCCGTCTGCTGCATCTTTCGCACCGCTTGCCGTATCCTTAAGGCTTCCGGCATAATTTTTCTGTACTGCGATAGCTTTCGTGTATGTACTCTTTCCGGACAAGAATGAGAAGAACATACTTACATAACTTGCAGCTGTTGAAAGCATGTCAATGAATTTGCTAAGAATTGGTGCTACTACACTAAGAATCGGTGCAAACGCTGTCGCAAGGCTGTTCTTAAGCGTCTCAAGACTTCCCCACAACATTGATATACTGTTGTTCGTGCTACTTGAGTACTGTGCAAGGTTTGTGAACCCATCCTTGATAGCACTAATTGCAGCCGAAAACGCTCTGAATGCTATGCTCATTAGTAAGGACATCTTAAGCATTCTTCCAATGCCGAACCTCGCACTGTTTGCAGCTTTCCCAGTTTTAGTGATAGACTTTGAAGCCTTCTCACTTGCATTCGCCATTTTTTGCTGTGTCGGTGCCACACTCATCAACTTCTGTTTGTAATCATCAATACTTCCTTTTACAGAATTGTAAGAAGTGTGAAGACGATTATTCATGTCAGCAAGTTTTCTCTCTTCTGCTTGCAATGTGCGCATACTAGCAGCTGCTTCTCGTGTCTTAGAGCCAAGCGTAAACGCTCCACCTGACGCTTCTAAGTCAGCTAATTCTGCTTTTGCATATTTGATTTCATTCTCAAGCTCTTCTATGTCATACTGCATCTTCTTGAAAGATGAACTACTCTGCTTTCCACCAGTAGAAAGAAATTTATCCTGTGCAGCTTTCAGCGAATTCAGTTTCTGAGTAGCCTGTGAAATCTGTGTTTGTATCTCTCTGTATTCATCTGTTGGTACTTTCTGCTCACCATACTCAGCAATCTTTTTCTTCAGTTCAGATACTTTCTGCTCCTGTGCAGCATATTCATTGTTTAATTTAGCGAATGCATCCGCTTGTTTGTTGAGAGCTGTCTTAGCTTTATTCCCCATATCATTAACGGAATTTGCCATTCTTCTGACAGCTGCTTCAACTTCTTTGCTTCCGGCTTTCATGCCGTCAGCGTTAATCTCTGTGTCAATTATGATATAGCCGTCGGCTTGTGCCATTTCTAATCCTTTCCACCGCTAATTATCTGCGGTCAGCGAATATCTCTATACGATATCCGGTTATTTATTCAATCCGAAGAGTTCTCGGAGTTCAGCTTTCTCTTCGTCACTTCTCTCTGTACTCTTCTGATGTAAGTCCACAATAGACTTATTATTTTTGTAGTATTCCTGTTCCCACTTCTCTAACTTCTTACCTTTTCTCTTCTTGTCTCGGATGCTGACTACAGTTGAGAAGGTACTTTCTCCAATCTCCATATAGAGTCCGAAGAACGTCCACCAGTGCATATAGTCTGTAGCTCGCACTTCAGCGTTATTCACCTTATTCACAGCCGGTATGATGATTGGTGCATCCTGTTCCCAGTCCATTGTCCTCGGTCTAGGCTTACCGTCATTCTTAATACCGCAGTCGATGAATTCACACGCTTTTCTTGATGCTTCTTGCCAGTCCTTAGGTGGCATAGAATCAAAGTCAGCATAGAGGATTCTAAGCATTGTAAATACTTTCTCCTGATCCTTCTCTTCTTCCGTCATGCCGGGCTCGAAGATATCCGGATCATTCATAGCAGAAAGAATATCCAATATCACTCTAAAATCAGAGCGTATCGAATATTCTTTTCCATTAACGTCTAAAGATGTGGGAAGTTTCCACGGATCCATTAATTATGGTACTTAGCCACATACTTATTCATGCGACTCTGTACCTTCTTTGTGCGGATATTCATTTCCTTTTCAATCACTTTTGCGATAGAGGACAGAACATTCTCCATGTACAGTTCTCCATTCGCCAGTGGTGAGAATGCTCCGAGGATAGAGAAGAATGTCTCTTTTGCATCTTCTCCGATGAGATAAGAGATTCTCTCTGTAATATCATCCTCTGCTTTTCTCATATCCGCTTCGCTTGGATTCTCCGGCAGCTGATATGAATTGTAGTATTCAACCACTTCCTCATATCTCTTCACGATATTTGTATCTGTAGGTCTGAACTCGAACTTGCCGAGCACCTTTCCTCTTTTGTTCTCAATCGTGTAGACCTTGCTACCATCATCTACTACAATCTTGTTTGCCATTGGTTTTGCTAATTTATTGCTCATTGTATCGTCCTTTCTTGCCTATTCTAAGCCAAATACTTCATTATGCTCTTCATCGTATACCGAAAGTTCTTCAGTTCAAGCAGCTACAATTTCACCCGCTGCGAATACTGGATTGCCTGATTTCAGAGATTCAGCTGTGACATAACCTTTTGTTCTCTCCCCATCGTCTGTTACATCGAATGGAATATTAACACCAGTAGTGTCTCCACCATAGCTCTGTGGTTTAACCATTACTTCCTGTACATAAGCAAGATGCTTTTCGGCTGCCGTGTCCTCTACGATTACTTCAAGCATAAGTGTCTTACAAGCTTCACCTTTCAGACGGTTAAACGCAATCTCTCTAATCTTCGGATACAGTTTGGACGCTGGATCTGCGTAGAATGGATCAGCTGACATGGAAGGTGCATATCCATTATCAGTTGTCACAGTTTTTCCAAGAATGGTCCTCTTCTGTTCCGTGTCTGGATTAAGCTCCACGGACATTTCCTCGATATCGTCACCGAGAACCGCCCACTCTGCTGTTGTCAGTGTCTTTTTAAACGATGCATCAAGATAATGCATCAACGCTTCACGCTCTAATTTCATGTTTGTTATCCTCCGTTATTTCTTGTAGAATATGTTTCTGTATTTCAAGGAGATGCTGATTGCCCAATCTTGGACATTACCACCACTCACATTATCTAAGTGAGCCGGTGTAAGTCTTATGATCTCCTCTATTTTTCTCTCTTCTGTAAGCACTGGATATTCTTCCAGTTTTGCTTGTTCTCCATTTATTACAACCGTCTGCTGTTCAAGCCACTTTCCAAGAGTGTCAAGGAATTCTTTGATACTGGCCTTAATCTTTGGAGAGTCGATTGAAGACCGGTAGATCACATAAAAAGGATAGTTGCACAACTGGTCTACTTTGCCAGTTACGCTCTTCTTTTCCAGTGCAATCACCGCTCCTGTCACTGGATAGAAGGCAATACCGCCATCTTCATCTAGTGTGGAGAATCTTATCTTTTCATCTTCCTCTAATCCCGGAAAACTATTGAGAAGAGAAACGAGTGCATCAGTTACAGCATCGTAACCGTCTACATCGTACTTGACCGGTTTCTTACTTTCCTCCGGCAATTCGTTTCACTCCTTTCACCCAAGACTTCACATTCTCTGTCTTTGCAGCATCAAACCAGTGGTCTGTTGCTCTAGGATGTGCTATCTTATCAAATACAAGGTCTCTGTCTGTTACTACCTTCTTTGCTCCGGCTCTTGCCCACGGTGAACCTGTGAGAGGATCTACCATAACTTTTCCTTCATAGAGGAATCGTCCATAAGGTGGAACACCGGCAATCACTCGACCGGTTCCTTGCATGGATCTGCTCATAATTGCAGACACGTTTCTCATGTTGCCATCACGAAAAGGCATATACTTTTCCATATCTGTGAACACTTGACCGTCTAACCAGTTTTGTGCTTCCTGGAACTGCTTTTCAAATCTGTTCAAGCTAATGTTCACTGTGATGTCCCCGGCTACCATTGAAAAGCTCGGAAAATGAAATGTCTTACTCATATTACTTTCCCCCAATCTCAAAATGAGGAATCAGTGTGTAAGAGCCTACACTTGTGATTAGGAAGACGTTATCCATCTTCTTATTCAGATAATCGTAGAATCCTTTGTTCGTGCGTGACGTATAGTCTTCATCGGCAATTACCGTTTCCGGATATTCGCCTTCCATGAAGATGTCACCTGTCGAGAATGTGATTGAACCCTCTTTGTTTTCCGCAGTTTTCCACACTTTCGGAGTGAGATAGGAAAGATTGCATACCACCCTTTCTCCCTCACGTACCTTAAACGGTACATGAAGATTAGCTGTATCAGCCGTATCCAAGCCAGTTTTGGCAATGTTGGCTGCCTTGTCCGTTATAAGTGTGACTCCAGATATAACATGAGGATACCAATATATGGCATCATTCTTGTCAGTGTATTTGTTGAATACAGTCACAGTCTTGTCATACATCAGTATCCCCTCCTAGTAGAATTCTTTTCCACATTCCTTGCACTTCCACACATGATGAGTCTTGTACTCATGGTCTCCGACCTCATCAAGGAAAGTTGAAGAATATGTTAATTTTTCGTGTCGGCATGTTAACCGCTTAAGCCATCTAAATACCAGCATAGAGTAGGCACACTCCTTTCTTATCCGCAACACCTTGCAGATATTCAGAAGCCACCTGTCTGATCAGCAAAGCTTCCACTTTCTTATCCATTGACGCTCGTGCATAGATGCTGTCTGCTGTTCCGCTAGTCCCAGTGACGAAACTTATACTTTCAGCACCTGACGTAATAGATGCTACTTGTTTCTTGCTCACAGTACCGTCTTCGTGCTTTACCACTCCGACCGTATCCATTGACGCTTTTCTGATCGAGTCAATCTGATGCAGTGCTTCTGCGACCGCACAGACAGCCTTCTGTACCTTTGTATTAGCTCTTTCGTTCTCCGGAAGACCATCGACTAATCTGTCAAAAGTGATGCTGTCCACACGCTCGCTTGCTCGCTCTGCATACTTAGGAAACTCTTCCTCTGTCACGGCATCTCCAAAATATTTAGTTGTATAGAACTGATAGTCTGTGTATGCCATGTGAATCTCCTTACTCAGCTTTTTTTCTTGTCTGCTGTTTCTTCTGTGGCTTATCTGCTACTTCTTCGTATTTGTTAGGATTGCTCTGCATACTGGCAATACTCTCGGCATTGTCAGTAGACAGATACAGTCCAGTTTCTTTGTCCAAGAACTTCATCTTAATTAACCACTAATTTTCTTATTCTTGAAGATAAGGTCCGGTGTAACAGATTTTGTTCCGAAGTGGTAGAACAGTTCGATTCCGTAAGCGTTTGACAGTGGAATCTTCTCTGCATTGTAAGGATCTGACATTACTGGCTGCGCGATTGCACCGTCAACCATAACAAGAGCCTTAACGTCTGTTGGAAGATGTACGCAAGAGTATGTCTTAACACCGTGGAAAGCGTAGAACTCTTCGTCAGCTGCTCCAACACCAGGAACTGTTACCTTGTCAAGGTATGTTCTGATTTTTCCGTAGTAGTCCGGATCAAGCACCATGTGCATCATAGATCTCGGTACTCCGTCTACGTACTCATTCTTTGTTGTCTCACACTGCTGAATCATTTTCTCTGCAATCTCTTCAATTGCTGTGATTCCTGTCAGATCTACTTCTGTAGCATCTGTACCAGCTACTTCGAAGAACTTTGTATCAAGCTCTGCTGCCATTCTAAGCGCATGGTTTGCTGTTCTCTTAGCAATAAGTCCTTCAACTCCAAGAAGAGAAACATCTTTCTGCTCTACTTCTTCTACGATCTCTCTGTCCTGATCAATCGGAATTGTTACCGGTTTACCTTTAACACCGTCACCCTTTGCAGCTGTTCTAGCTGTTCCGTAGTTCTTCGGTGTTGCGTTTGCAAATCTCTTTGCTTCTACTGTTCCGGCATGAGGATCACCAGAAAGCTCTGTGTTCTTCATTGCTCCGGAAATTGTAAGTTTCTGTACGTTCTCGATAACTTTTCCGTACTCCTCAGCGAGGAACATTTTTCCAGTTGGATCGAGAAGCATGTTTAATGACTGAATTCTTGTATCTGCCATGTTCGTAATCTCCTTTAACTTTTTAAGGTCAACGATTATCTCTGATTGATAAACGTTCTATCGCATGACTACCATACTGCCGGTGGTGTGTACACTGGAGTCTTACCATCTCCTCCACCTTTGTTTGTAGGTGTTGTGAAGGTCGGCACTTTCGGAGCATCTGTCGGTGCAAATGCATCTTTCTGTGACTCTCTCAGCTCGTTCATGTAATCATCAAGTCCGAGGATTTTCTCACCTTCACGTTTCAACCCTTTCTCTTTGATCATGCTGATAATTCCTGTTCGTGCAAAGTCAGAAGTGAATTTCTCACCTGCCAGTGCTTTGACCAGAGCATCATTGAAGTCTCTCTCTTCAATCTTTGCTGCATAATCTTTCTCGCTGTTCGCAAGTTTTGTCTGCCACTCTTTCTCTGCGGTCTCTGCTTTGGTTTTCCACTCATCACGTTCTTTTGTGATAGCATCAAAGTCTTTTCCCTCAAATCCTTCAAGTGTAGACTTGGCTGTGTCATACTGTGTTTTAATGTTGTCTCTTTCCTGTGTGACTGTATCAAGCTTTCTTCCCTGTTTCTCAAATTCAGCAAGAGTCTTGTAATTCTCATTCACACTGGTTTCGATTGTTTTCTTCTGCTCATCTGTAATCTCAAGACCAGCATCGGAAAGAATCTGAATAATGTTTTTCATGTTTCATATCCTCCTCAACGTATTTTATTAACCGTTTCGTCCACGGTAGGGATTCAGACAGATAAACCTCTGTCAGGGTAATCGTGGTTGAGGGAGTCGAACCCTCATAGCCATTACCACGCAAGAACAGATGCTATAGAAAGGCAGATTCACATCTGTCCCCAGCTCCATTAGGAGCAAAGCCTACCGAGATGTGCGATACCTCTTAACAGGATTCCCCTAGTAGGCTATTTTCTAAAAAGGAGGCGCAAAAATATGATATAATCTTCACCCAATATCCATTATGAATGTTTTTGATTACTTCGTTGTACCCATCTTTAACTCTTTTTCGCACTTTCGTATCTTCTGGCAGCAGCTGCGCTCTTCATAGCTTGCTTTCTGTCCCACTGTGCGACTTTCAATCGTTCTGCATACTCTCTTAGGTCATTCTCTTCGCAAAATGCACTGTACCGCTTGTTCTGAAGCTTCAGCGTGTGAGCCTTGCGGTCTAGCATATTCTGCAATTCAAACCTTGCCTTATCATCCTTACAGTTATCAACAGCTGTCTGCAAGTTCTGTATCTTCCGCTTGGTGTCACGGATCCTACGCTCCTGTGTCCTCTGTCTCTTCTGCAATTCCTCTACTCTGTGGTTATCAGCAAGAGTTATCTTCTTATCCTCATAAGGATTGTTCACTCCATCACCACTTCCAAAGGAGTGCCTACAGTTCCAACCGCATAAGCCTTCACCAGTTCCGAACCCAGTTGTCTTAACAAAGTCCGGGAATCTCTTATCCTTTCCAGTACGTGAGTAGAATCGTCCTTGCCACCACAAGTGATTACCTGGATTCATTCCACCGTTGCCGGTACGCGCTCCAAGATGCGCAGACACAAGTACTGTATCCCACTCCATCTCTTCCATTCGCTTTAACGAGATATCGGCAGCAGCTTGTCCCACTCCTGTCCTCACGATCATCATCGTTGCTGACTCAATGCTCATTCTGTACCCTGTAGGATAGTTCACTTTGAGTCCTACTTCTGTGATATTGTTAATTACATCTCTGACCGCTTGTGTGTACGATACAGCACCAGTAGATACAAGATGGTAGGCATTGTCCATCTGATTAATGAAAGTCCTCTGCGCATCCAGTGCTGTGGTCCGTGTGAAGTTGTTCCATTCTCCGGAAGTAGCAAGGTAATCTCTCTCAAGGATCCTGAGCATGGTTGGAGATTGCATCAGTGCTGTTGGAGTAAGTCCGGCTGCAATATACACAGCATCATCCCATTTTAACGAAGTGATACCAGCATCAATGAAAGCACCCTTGATTTCTTTCTGCTGTAACTTTGTCTTGTCCGCTATTTCCTTCTGAATATCCTCTAGCAGTTCACCAGACTCTTGAAGCACTTGTATCTGCCATCGGTCTGTCTGTGTCAACAGATAGTCCTCACCTCTGCCGAGTCTCTTCATGATTCTCTCGATGATCATGTCCATAATAGTGCGATGAAGGGACGAAGATATCTCCTCCGCCCCTTCTGTTATTCTCTGTAAGTATTCAGGTGTTAGCATTATTTCTCACCCTTTTTCATTATTGTTATTCCTTTGTTTCAATGATGGTAACAGTTCCTTCAAAGACTCCGAAGTCTTTCTGTTGCCTGAATGTATGAGTCTCAGGTACATCCTCGTCCGTCATTGGTCTTGTAAGATACCACAGGGAATCATCTTTCCATGTGATTTCTTCCAATTTTTGATTCGGTTCAAGTTTCACCGTTGTCTTTCCACCAAAGTCTTTCGTAACCGACTGACATCCGGTCAGACCTGTCACTGTAATTGCAATGGCTGCCACAACCGCAAAGATTTTCTTTTTCATCCCTTATTCCTCCGCATGACAGGTGTTTGTAATCTTTCCGTACACATCTTCATACAGCGCCTGTTTGTCCCCGTTGTATGTATACTCAGCATAGATACCATCACCACTGATATCGGTTGAAGCAAGGCACTTATAATTCTGCAATGTCTTGCATGACCAAACGATGAATACATTACTTAAATCAATAGGTATCTCTGGTCTATTCTTCTGATACCATTCAACAAGTTTCTTTTTACATACACTCTGAAAGTGATCCATTCCTGTGATAATCATGATTAGTCCTCCTACTCTGCAAACACCCAGTCTTCAGCAAGCATATCTGCCTGACTTGCGAGCCATCCCATCTGCACCCCTGATGTTCCGACAAATGCAATAGCCATGTTTCCGATAGCATCATGTTCACAGTTTACAATCTCTCCATCTGCTGTCTTGTAAGAAATACCAGTAGCAAGCTGAATGTACTGCTTCTTACCATTCCAACCTCTACGTGCCACTTTACGCCCTTTTTTCAGATATGTGATAGCGTCACCAAATGAAAATACTGCTTTGTCACAGACTATCGGACAATTTTCTTCGTTTGCAATCATCCAGTCCTCTCTTAACATATCATCAAAAACTCTTCCAACTCTCTCGTCTTTAATATCAGTTTCATTTTCTTCGCCTCCGATGAGCAACGGCTTACTATGCGTCATAACCGTCTCTTTTTCCTCATCCCAGTACCAATAATAAGATAACCAACCAGGGAGTCTCACCTTTGCTCCACGTTTCATTGCTTTTAATGCTTCTTTAAATGTCATCGTTGTGTCTCCTTTCATTTTGCTACTTTTACCATGTATCCAACTTCTTCACTTTCGTATTCTTGTTCCATTACTAGTTCATATTTTTCAACTTCGTAAAGGACATTCCCGATTATATTGTGCTTTTTCTTGTATTCATAGATGACTTGCTCTATAAAAAAGTTTATTTCTTCTCGGTTCTGCTTTTCTGCGTTGGCATACAGTTCATCTCCGTGAAGTGACTTATTTCCACTTATTTTTGATTTCAACTTTAACGCATAAACTTCTTCCGGTATATATTTTTCTGAATATGTAATAACAGCATTTGTTCCCATATTTGTTCCAAAAGGCTTGACCAAAATATTAGGAAGCATTATTACACGCTTTTCAGGCAATCTTATCTCAAATACCACATACTGCGTAATCGAAGTGATTATTGTTCTTTTTTCTTCCTTGTAACGTGGGAATATCGGCATTGTAAACATCTTACAGTCTCCTTCCTTTCCTATCTCCTTTCTTTCTGCTTCTACAATGCACCTACACTCTTAAATGCTTCCTCTATCTTTGGATACTGGATAGCAAACCAGTCCACTATTGTTTCCTCATGCCCAAACTGTTTGTAATGTTCAAAGTTCGGTCCTAATCCGCTTTCGTAAAGAAAAGCATGTATGATTTCGTGACGTAACTGTTTCTTCATCAAACAGTCGAAATCACCTAACTTGTTCACGTTATCAGTTCTCAATTTGATGATTTTAGATGTATAGTCGCAGTATCCGTCATATTCTGCATCTTTCATCTCTTCACGGATAATTTTATATTCAGTTCCTAATACGTTTACTTTTTCCATTGCTACTCCTCTCTTAAAAACAAAATAGGAGGACTCGAACCTCCATCTCCAGCTCTTGCGCTGGCGCTTTACCAATTAAGCTATACGGCTTCCAACTACACTGTAGTAAGGAAAAATTTGTTATGAAAAAGATTTCTCTCCGAGTTTCGGAGAAAGCTACCGTTCGGATTCGAACCGAAAACCTGTTGATTAAAAGTCAACCGCTCTACCATTTGAGCTATGATAGCTTAAGCATCGAGCGTGAACCAAGAAAAACCGCTCGATGCATTATTTTAGGTGTTCCCGGGGAGATGACAAGAAACCGGGAATAGGCTTGCCCCGGTTATGCTCCGAGTCTGTGTCCTACTAAGGAACAAGCCTTAACCGCCATCTGACGGTTAGTAGCAATATTTATAGTGCTGTACATTGCACTGTCAAGGAATGAAAAACGAATGAACTTTTCGTCCTCAAGTACATAGTACCGTATTCGCTTGCTTTCATTGTCCCCATAATTTACTCATCTTGGAATTTATCAAAGAGAGTTTCGCCTTTGTCACTGGCTTCTTCGACCATAGCTTTCGCTTCTGGCTCTGTCATCCCTTCAAACTTCACGAAGTACATCCATGCCGGTACTTTTCCCTGTACTACATAATTCCACCAACGTACACGATCATCTTCAAGGTTGTACACAAGGTCTTCAAACTCGCAAGCTGTCTGATATCCGGAAGCCGGAATTGTTCCGTTCGCTGTTCCTGTAGCGTAGAGGATATATAAGATTCTGTGGATAACTCCATCATGATTCTTTCCGTCTAAGATTGTACGGAATGACTCAATTGTGTGCAGCGTTCTTCTATCGTCTGATTCAACCTGTGTTGCTGTCTGAATCCCTCTTGACTCATCAAATGAGAAGTATCCATTAGAGAATCCACACTTGTATCCGATGATAGACAGATAGAAGTTGATGGCAGCAGTTCTTTCAGCTACCAACATTGTCGGTACGTGTTCTTGAATCGTGCTGTCTGCATCAATTCCCATTTCAATTCCTCGGACGAATCTAGGAAGTTTGATTCCGTTCTGGCTTGCATACTGAATTGCTGACTGTGACACGAATGTGATGTGCTGACTATCTTCCTGTTCGTCACCCATCTTGTTTAGCGTGATGTCAAGCCATCTTAACTCTTCAATACATTCGGCGAACACTGGCACAGTAAGAGGAGATTCCTTATCAATCGCATTCGCATAAGGATTTCTCCAATACGCAAACAGCGGATATTCCAATCCTCTTACTTCCACTTCCGGAAGTATGTCTTTCCACTCATCAACCTTAGCCAATGACATCTCTGATCCGATGTGGTCTTTGTTTTCACTCTTGAAAGCTTTTGATGAAATCTTATAGACTCTTTCTCCACCTACATCTTCGAATCTATGGTACTCCGCTTTCGTGTAGTACTTATTTCCTCGCTTGATGAATGAGAAGAACACAGCTGCAAGTACATCACCGTTGGTGTTGGTTTCTGTGATGATGAAGTAGTCCGGATCCAGGAACTCAATTCCTTGTCCGTCTGACTTAATCATTATTCCACAAGTAGAACAGCCTTCTTCCTGTTTCTCCTGTAACGCGTTCAACACTTCATCAAATTTCTTCTTGAGCGCATCGTTACCATCAATCTCAACATTGACATTGAATAGTGTAAGGTTTGCAATCTCCCGGCAAATGACATTAGAGAACCTTGTCGGTTTGATTGTTCCGTCCATGCACCATGTCGGAATTCCTGACCTCATACCCTTATACAAATCTAAGGCAGTCTGCATTTCAGAAGAACGACTTACCTCAATTCCAAATATATCTCTTACTTCGTTTACTCCAAACATTCTATTAAATACCGCCTTAATCTTTTGCATTAGTCCCATTAGTATTTCCACCTCAACCGCCTACGCAAGAATGTGTAGACATAATATCTTGTATCGTCCATCGCATGGTCATTCTCTTTGATAACCGTATCATTGTTCTTTTCCTCATCCCAACAGTACAGACCGAACTCATTGATACAGCTTGTACAATCCTTATATATCTTTAGAAGTCCTTTATTCAGCATCGTTGTGACCACTCGGATTCCGTCCAGTACATCATTGTCAGCTTTCCTCACTGTGTACTCTCCGTACTTCTTGATAACTTCAATGAAGGATGCTGCAGATGGATCTATGATGATACATGATACTTTTCTGTCTCCGATCAGTTCCTTTAGCATCTTATAATAAGCTTCATCGTCTACACGCTTGCCGACCTCTCTACTGTTGTAGTACAGTTCTGCTTCACGCTGTGAGTGTTTCCCATCGAATGCCCACAAACCGGCTGAGAAAGGATTGACCGTACCGTAGTCGATTGACACGACATATTCCAGTGCGCCACTCATGTGTTCATCGGTAACGTGCTTTTCTTCATCGAACATTGAATAGACAAGTCCTTCAGCCACGCACCACAATCCTAAGATATAACGCTTGAAGAACACACCTACATACATACTTCGGTATCGTTCTTTAATTTTCTCGGACAGTGAAAGGTTGTCATCCATCGTAAAATGCAGATAAATGATGTGCTTCTCTTCACACTTGTCTATCCAGTTGACCTTAAACCAGTGCCGAGGGTTGTCCGGGTTGCAGTTGAACCAGAACTTAGAACCGGTGACGGAGCATCGTCCTGTTGCCTGGTTGACGAATGACTCTGGCATCAGAGCAACCTCATCGAAGAACATACCGGCAAGAGTGATACCCTGAATCAAGTCCTGTGACCTTTCGTCCTTACCACCGAAGATGTAGAAGAAGTTCTGTGTATCTCCCTTGCTTACTACAATCAGATTGTCTGATCTATGGTCCACAACTTGATATCCTCGGCTTTTCAGCATCAGCTTCAGCCAGAAGAGTACATTTCTTCGGAATGATCCGATTGTCTTTCCAGCCATACCGAAATTCTGTTGATTGAAACTCTCCATTGCCCACAGCACGTAGGACAGTGACATGCACAGTGTCTTACCACTTCGGATTGCTCCGTCCGCTATGATTCCATCTTTGTCCTTTACCGGACTGCTAGGACACCACCATGTCAGCACCTGTTTCTGCTTTCTTGAGAAAGGCTTGAACTCAAATCCTTGTTTCTTAGCTTTCTCTTTCATGGCAGCAGCGCGTTTCATGATTCCTTTCCGGACAGAAGCTAATCTCTCCTCAAAGTTATTCATCATCTGTCCACACCTCACTCGCTGTGGAATTCAGTGCATCCATGAAGTTGTCTTTTGCATCTTCATCAGATCCATTGTCTTTGAACTGCGCTTCCAGTTTTGCAAGCTCAAGGTTCATCTTCCTATCGTCAACGTTACGTTTCAGAAGTTCCTGTGCTGCTTTGGTTCGTTCAGAGAGTGATGCATCCAGGTCGAACTGATCTTTGATTTTCCCTCGCATGACATCAGTTAGATACTTCATGATTTCCTCAATATCTGCTATGTCCTTACTTGCGATTTGCTCCTGTCTAGCGTTGATATAGTCGAGAATCTGTGGTTTGCGAAGGTTCTCACCGCCCATGCTCATTGCTGTCTTTTCACTATATCCGGCATTCTTTGCTGCCTGTGTTGCGTTCCCCAGTTTCAGGTACTCATCACAGAACTTTTTCTGCTTAGGTGTTAGCTTATCCTTAGGCACATTTAACCACCACCCTTTTCTTTACTGTCTCTTTTCTCCCTGTGTTCCATTTGACACTTAATCATCTGTAGTACATTTGTCCTCTCCGTATGTATCCCATGTCCTTGACGGAATAGTTCACACTGTAAGATGTTCCCACAATACGTACATTCATCTGTTATCTCTCTGTTTGCAATCCTCAAGGCTTCACCTCGTCCCATATTTCTTTCAGACAATTCACTATTTCAAGCTGTGATGTTGTTCTGATCAGTTCTAAATCTTTCTCTTTCCACTCTCCATGCCTGTCTCTTCCTAGTGCCGGAGTAGATAATATATAGATGTTGATGAGTCTGTTCTGTTCAGCTGAATAGAATTGTCTCTGACTGTACTTTATGATCAAGCCTGTCTGCAAGATTGCTCTCTGTAGCTTCTTGGATATTCCATTGAGATTCACCTTTCTGCCTCCAAAATAAAAAAAGATTCCACACATGATACAATGTCTCTTATATCATTGTACCTATGTAAAATCTTTTTTTTGTACCCATATTTAATTATTTCTCTGTTTTCTTGGAATTAACTCTCTGTAGCTTTTGTAATTACTACTCTATTTTCATCGATTGTCAATGTAACCGATCTATCGTCCGGTGTGACTCCAAGTGCCTTGATCGCATCCATCGGAAGTGAGATTCTGCAAGTGTATGCGTTCTTGCTTGCGTTTCCACCAGCTTTTGCGAACATGACGTTTCTTTCAACTTCTTTCATTGTATCATTCACTCCTATCAGCCTCTTGTCTCTTCGTATGTTCCATCATCATAGAAGAAGATTTGGCAGTGCATAAGTTGTTCCCAATCCTCGCCAGTAGAATTTCCAAAAGGGTCTTCGCTCTTTCTTAACACTGTTGTTTCTAACCGCACTTCTCCGACTCCATTTTTGCGATCATCTGCTACTACTTCCCATCCAAGTTCTTTTAATTTGTTTAATCTTTCGATTCCTGTGTTTGCCTTCATAATTCATACCTCCTCGTCTTTTTTTATTTTTGTTCTATATTCATTTCTTTCTTCTATCAGTTTTTCGATATTTGCGTTAATTCCACGTTTTATTTCCGCTCTGTACTCAATTATTTTCGTATTTTTCTTTCGGCAATAATCGGAACATGTGTTTGTTGCTGTATTAGAAGAAAAAACACGTCCGCAATATACGCAGATTTTCTTTTTCTCTTTTCTTCGTTCTGCTTTTTTTATGTCTTGTCCAGATGCCTGGCCATATCCTTTTTTGTGTTCTCGTTGCCATGCAAGTACCGCTTCTCTTTGGCACTCGTCCGAACAATATTTTTGCCTTCCGGAATTAACAACATATTCAGCTCCACACAATTTGCACTTGTCGATACTTCCGATTGGTCTAGTTGCACCTCCTCTTTTTCTTGCTCTTTCGTTTGCTTCTCTTTGCCTTATTCTGCGACAGTTCGGACAATAGGATGCACGTGGACCTCCCAAAAATTCAGCTCCGCACGATTTACACGTTCTTGTACGCATAACATTACTTTTTATAACTTTCGCACACTCATCGCAATATGTTTTGTCCGTTCCTCCGTAAAAAAGCTTTCCGCATTTTATACAAGCTCTTTTTGTCCTTTTCATTTTTTCTCCTTTATTACAACACTGCAATCACTTCTGCTTCTTTGATAATGATTTCGTCAACGTCATTTCCATATTCCATTGCATTACCGCCGATTAAGTATATTTTGTCCCCTTCTTCAATGTAAGATTTTATGGCTTCAAGCATTTCTTTGATGTTGCTCTCAGATATTTCAAGTGCACATGTTCCATCAAGTTCTCCAGCGTCATAGAATCCAGCGTAAACACCGTCTGTGATGTATGGATATAACAACTCTGTGCAGGCAAAGTCTGCGTACTGAGGATCCTGGAAAAGCTGATGTGAATTATCCATTACTTCACCAATCTGATAATCTCTGCTGTCTGCTCTAATTCCGATGTAATCATATTCTGCTTTCTCAATGATATTTCTGATTTCTTCGATTGTCATTTTCCATACCTCCTTGAATTTGCTTCTCTTCTTTAACTGTCTTTATTATAGCGTATTGGACACCAATAGTCAACCCCTTTTATGAATTTTTCAATAAAAAAGACTACGCTTTTACACGTAGCCTTTCTAGTCTTACCGTATCTGTAACATCAGTTCTTTCTTGCTCATTTTGATCTAAATGCGCTCGTTCAACGCCTTGCGGTGAACATATATTATATATATCCTTACCTAACCTAACCTGGGTAGGACAAATGCCTACCGTCTGTCCGTCATTTGGCAGACAAGTGGTAGACATTTGGTTGCCAAACCTAGATTATCGGTCTTCCCAGTAATGTCATTAATCTGTTGTACTCTTCAATCACTTTTCGTCTGTATCCCTGGAAATCCTTTCTCTGCATCGGAATGTATTCCCTTTTGCAGATATTATCGTATCCAAGTCCTGTTGTCAGATTGATGAAGAGGAAATTTGCTATCTCCGGCTTTACGTTCTGACAGCTTTGAAGAAGAAGGACTTGCTCATATCCAGTGGCTTTCCGGCAGTAGTCAATTATCTTCTTCCCTTGCTCATGAGTGATGCCGTAATCACTCAAATATGTTTCTCTCACGCTCAATGGTATCCATCTCCCACGCATGCTTTTATATCTATCCCAACTCTTGTCAGTCATTCATTCGGATCTTCTTGCAAATAATCACCTTGTGTCCTTATCAGCTTCCTTGCCTGATATGCCGGACGGTTAAACTCTTCGCTCGCTTTCTTGTCTACCGGTCTTTCTGCCATTCCACCATAATGCTTTTGCAGATTTGCTTTAATCTCTGCCTGGCATCTTCTTGTTTCTGTACTTCTTTTCACTGTTCATCACTCCAATCCAATCTCTGACCGCATCTTTCATCTATACATCACCATCCGCTCTATGTAATGATCTGTCAACACTAAACCCTTCCGGATATCTTGCTTTGAGCTTATCTACGTTCATCTGCATGATTTCTTCCATATTCCAACCGAACGATTCGCACATCATAGCCACATACCAAAGCACATCTCCCATTTCTTTCTTTGCGTGTTCCATATCCAATTCTTTTTCATGGAAAACCCACTTCTTAATCATGTCATTGAACTCACCGACTTCTCCAGACAATCCAAGGCATGCATTGAAAATACCGCCTAAATCTAAGTGCTGTTCATCTTCATACACAAGATTCTGTGATAATAAGTATTCCATATCACATGTCAACATGCATTCAAGCAGTCTCTTTGTTGTTTTTCCGTCATTTGTTCTCATTGCCATTTTCTGATATTCATTTGCTTTCATTATTCTCTTCCTTCCCGTTTTTCACCAATTCCTAATCTTCTCCACTTACAATGTCTTGTGTACATCCAGAGCACTTGTCCTCTTTCTTCATGGACAACCAGGATATCACCTACATGTCTCTTTCTCTGTCTTCTGTTGCTCCACGCGCATTCCGGGAAATTATTCTTCCTCGGTCTGTATCTTCCGAAAACTCCATGATGCCACACGCTGATTTCTCTATCATCCATCATTTTCACTCTCCATCAATTCAAATCTATACTTCTGTTTCACATCTGGATATTTTTCATGGTCAACTTCACTCACAAACATTCCGTAAGGTCTACTCCACACGGCTCCGTCTTCGCATTCGTAGACTACATAAAACTGTCCTGGCGATTCTGTATCTTGTGCGATATGTAAAACCTTAACTATCTTACCCTTAAAATGTCTGAAGACTTGTCCTGCCGTAACATTTCTGTCATTATCTACTGGAACATTTCTTTTGAAGTATTTCTCGCAATCTGCAAGGTCACATTTATCATTTAGAAGAGGATGGTTTTTTCTCCAATCTTTGATTTCTTCCACTTCTGTATGTTTATGCCGAGGTTTAAGCCCTACCCATCCGTTAAAGATTAACGAATTTATGTATTCCAATGTATAATTATTGTATACATCTACAAAATATCCACTTACTTTAAATATCTTTGCCATTGCTATTCTCCTTATCTTCTAATATAATCTTCTCCTAAAACCACACCCAAAGAAACGCAAGCGCAATCACAATTGCATGAAAGCATTTCCATAATACCCACGCAAGTTCACTTTTTTCGTTCCGTCGATTATTAATCAGCCACATCCATATCGCACTATAACCGATTATTCCAACCACAATGCTTGCAATTCTTAACCCTAGCTTAATCTGTTCCATGCACATTCTCCTCTTCTAACAGTTCAGGATTGTCAAATACGTTGCCGACAACACGAACATTGCTCAAATATGCCCAGTATGCTAAATCGTGTCTGAGAAATTCTGAACCTTTCGTATTCCATTTAATTATAAATGCACCTTCTTCGTACTTAATCACTCCGTAATAGTGTCCGCATTGCACAATATCGTTTTCCCAAAATTCCTCACTAAGTTCATTTGTTAATCCGGTATACTGGCAAATGGTATCTTCATCAATCAGAAATTCACCCTCAAGGCTTTTATCGTAGATGTAATTCTCGTCACTAAGATAGCCATGCACCCATGTTCCGTTGAGATGATCGTTACTATCCACTGCATGAATATGTTTCGCTCTGAAAAGTATTTCTCTATTCATAACTGTCAACCACCTCCAATTTCTTCAGATCCTCGATTGACCAAATCTCTTCATTGCCATCCCATTTGACCATTGGAAAGTCTACATCAAAACGGCGATTTAAACTAAACCAATTAGTAAGACTGTCTTTATATGCAAATAAAGTACCATCTTTATGTCTTACGATGTATTTGAATTCTTCTTTAAGATACTCCAAAAACGCTCTGTCTTTCTTGCTGATCACCTGCTTTTTAATGTATTCGGACTCTGCCCATTCTTTTCTGTAATCTGTGCACGTTTTATATTTATCATCATTAAGATTAATTGCGCACAGGGAACAACGCATATCAACACACCGTACTGGTTTTCCAGTTTCTTTGCTAACGGCAACTTCATTTCCTTCACACGCAATCTCCACGATCTCTTTCGCATATTTTTCTTTATTCTTCGTCTCTTCCACCTCGCTTAACAATTTCAATGGCATCACGATATGCGTTACTCTTCCCCGCCATTTCGCCACAATTAAAATAATCTTCTATGGTTTCAGTCGGATAGCCTTTCTTTACTTTTTCAAAAATATCCATACGCAAATTTTGCAATTCATGTATGACTTTCTCCACATCAAACGCTGTAGGCTGGCTATCTACCAATTTGCAAAGTGCATTAGCTTTGCCCGGTGTATAATTGTTCAAGATTGCCATTCCTACTATCTGTTTTTGAAATTCATCCGCATCAATTAGTCTCATCTTCTTCGCTCTCCTCATCAAGTGTTCCATAATAGATCCAATATACCGAATCAAAACTTACAAATATGTCATTTCCGTCGAATCTAATATATTTAGGTTTTTCTCCAAAATGAACTTTCATCAATCTCACTCCAATCAAATTTGCAACCGCATTCGCCACAATAGTTGTTTCTGCTTTCCGCATCCGACATTACCTGTTTACCGCATAAAGGGCATATATAGTCGATATCTCCGTTCAGTGTGTCTATGATAATCGGCTTTATACTGGAATCCGCTTTCTCCAGTGCAATAAGAGCCATTCGCACAGCTGCATCATGCTTTCTTGCGCTGATAGCTGCTTTTGGAACTTCTGTATGTATGTCTTTCTCCAATATCTCCATAGCTTCTTTAATTTCCATCTTTTTTCTCCTTGTACGGTTTCGGTAACGGCAACCATGCCATTACTTCGTCAATAACATCATCATCTTCATTTGTCCATCTCTCACCATCCCAATAGGCACTGAATGGTTCAGCGACACGTTTCTTTTGCACGATATATCCATTTTCTCCGCGCTCTGGTTTTTTCGGAAGTCTCTCACTCGCTGGAATCCACTTCTGACTTTGCAGTGCAATAGCAATTTTCGCAAGTTCGATAGCATCAAGCCATTCTCCACATTTTTCTTTTTCCTCAAACTCCGCTAACTTCTCCATAGCTTCTGACAGCTTGTTCTTGTCTTTAATTACTGCTTTTCCACAGTGGTATGTTGTTAATCTCTCTGACATAATTACTCCTCTTCTTCATAAGGTGGCTCTAGCAACTGCATCCAGTACAGTGCTTTCTCGTAATTCAATTCTTCCAATGTGTTAAATTCTGTATCGACATATCCTAAGCTGACCGGATCAAAAATCTCTCTGTAATACCCAAAACCATAATACGGATCACACTGGCAAAACATTGGAACATCTTCGATATGGTTTTCGACCAATACCATATAATATCTATAGTCATCATCTGTTGGAAGTCCTTCGCTTACTGGAATCCACTTTCCATATTCTTCTTTCTTGTCTCCTGTCAACAAATACTCCGCACTTACACCTAGTACCTCTGCCATCTTGTAGAGAACCATCGTTCTAGGTTTTCTTGCATTGTTCACATATCTTGATATTGACACTTCTGATACACCGATTGTATATGCAAGCTCTTTCTGAGTCATATCCTTTGCTTTCAGTAGCTCAAATAATCTGCATCCTAGTGTATTCATTCCCTCACCTCTTCCAGCAAGCCATTCACTACCAATTCACACTCAATCTCGGTTGCTGTCCGCTTGTCACTGAATTTACAATTTGGATTCTTGTGTATCCTTGCATCTTTGATCGGCCATTCAGATTCAGTAAAATGCTTACTGTCCACAAACATTACTCTGTGTCCGTTCTTCACGCAGAGGTAATAACTCTCTGCGCTTTTCGGAAGTCCTCGGCAAGGCTTGAATCCGAATCTCACAAACTCACTTGCCTTTACTACTGGTTTTAGTCTCATTTCTGTTCCCTCTTTCTTCTTGCCATGACCATGTGCTTTCCGCTTTTCTGCAATTCACCATAAATCGAATCACACATTGCTGATATCCCAATGTTTCTCGACAGACTCTCAAAATAAATTGTATCCGTCTTTTCCCATGTCCTTGTTGGTGCGTGGTAAAATCTTCCGTCTGCTGTCTCTACCATCGTCTGTTCCTCACATGCTGTAGGTATGTAGAATTTCACGCATATACCTCGTACACCTGATTCAGTGCATCTGATTTTGTCACCGATATCAAACCTTCTCATTTTTCTCTTCCTCTGTGATACTTCACTTTATTGTTTTTGATTGCATCCCATACAATCCTTTCAAATTCTTCATCTGTAATCGCTATTACTTTCCCATGTTCCAATCTTCTTTCTTCAACAAGATATATAACGTTGCTCACCTTGTCCAAATCAAGTATTGCGATATCTTCAGGATGCATAAACAAAATGTGTTTATTTGACAGATCTATTTTTATCATGGCTTCTTTAAGCGCTCTCATAAAGTCTTTACCATTCATCTTTTCTTTCCTTTTCAACCAACAGTTATAACTGCTGGATTTACAACACCGTCACCGTCATATCCATATTCTTTGTTGTGCCATTTTCTTAGACATTCTCCGTATTCCCAGCATTGAGAAAGAATACTGACAGCTGCTCCGTACATAAATCTTGAGATTCCCTCTTTATCCGCTTCATGGCTCAACTGCTTTGCATTATCAACAATAACTTTCATTTCATCATCTTCTGATGCTTTTATCTTTTCTTCCATCATTCCATCCCATCTTTCAGCATATGTAAAACACGCTCTACCGTATGGATCACTGTTTTTTTTCATACCAGTCTTTATATTCCTGTTCTTTACCTTTTACAATTTTCATCTTCATTCTCCATCTCATAATTCGTTCTTTTCTCTCAATTGATTCATCGCCAGTTTAAATGCCAGCATGTACAAATCTAAGATGCCTGTATTTACTCTTCCAAAATCTCTTACGCACTCATTTGCTTCATAAATATATTCTGACAGTTCGTTATATCCTCTGCCTTGAATTCCGCACTCTTCTGAAAAGTCTGTCAGGACATTACTAACCCAAAGCTCAATGTCAACACCACCATCTTGCATTTCTTCCAGATATTCCTCTTCTTCTAGATATTCCATGATGTCTTTTATCGCCTGTTCTTCATCGTAATAGTACATTGCTCTATTCATGCAGTCGATTTTCTCTGAAAAATATCCCGTATTGTCTGTAAAATGCTCCTCGAACAGTTCAAACACCATGTTTTTGTAATTGGAAGCAATCAGCTCCCCTAGATCTCCGGATATATGTAATCTGTAATGGTCTTCCTCAAAAAGAAATCTGATGCGGTATTCATTACTATCTGGTCTTTTAAAATCCAGAATCTTGATGTTTCCATAATCTGTGAATGTTGCTACATGGTTCTGGAAGTTCTTCTTTTCTTTCTCCAAATCAATCATAATTCGTTCCTTTATCACTATTCAATCTCTGATATATACCTGTCTACCAATTCCCCATTTACGTATTTATTGGTTATTTCAACTCTTATCGAATCACCCTCTTGGCTATCTGCAAAACTCGGTCTGTTCATTGCTCCACTTGCATAACCATCATTTTCATAGGTCAGTCCATCATATTCAACCGATATTTCCCACTGCCAGCGATGACAAGTGGCAAACCATTTCCGCATATCTATGTAAGTGATAGTTGCGTCCACATCTTCGTAGGTATATGTGATTTCTTCTTGTGGCTCACGATCCTTGTCTGAAACATCATTGGAGCAACCGACCAAGAAAATGCAAATTAGAATTAAGCATAATATTTTCTTCAATTTTTCACCTCTTCTCCTTAAAAATGCGTAAAAAAATACCAACCACCGAATATTGATGGTTGGTAGATAATATTAGTATGTATTATTCCAAGGTTTCTTTCTTGTAATTTTGGGGATTTCATTATATAAAATTAAATCTATTTCTTTAACAGCATCCTTTATTGTATCAGAGTATTCAATTAATTTTGCTTCTTTAATATAAGATGAGCCAAATACATTATGCGCAATTTCGCCTCTTTCAGAAATTATATCGTCAACGCCGGCAAACGGATAGACCGATGTATCAAATATGTCATTGAATCCTAAATATTTTGAAACATAATTTCTTATTTTTGACATTTTAGGCGTATTTAACTTGCTCATATCTTCCTTAACCAAATTTATATAATACTGTTTCCAATTATCAGCAAAAGAAATTACTTCTAATTCATTTTTACTATTATCTATGTACCTAGCAATACTTTTTCTTACTTGCTTCGGCAATTGACTTGGACGTCTTAATGATTTAGATACAATCGTGCAACTTTCCTCTAGCACTGTCTCATAATAGACTTCAAATGAAGAACATAAAAACATGATTGCTGCACGCGTATAGTGATCCAAGCTTCTTTTCCCTCTATTTCGATTTCTGTGCAATTCATCTTCATATGCTTGTTTCATTTTATTCACTTGTTCATAATTTTTAAGAAACGTACTATATGCTTTCGATGGCATCTTACATTTTCCTCCCGCACATTTAATTTATACAGAAATTATACCATCCCAACCATCAATATTCAATTGTCAAGGTACTTTATTTGTTTTAAGCTGTATAATCTTCAAACCGATCACATGCCATAAATGCAAATCTTGAATTTACCCATCTCTGCATCCGTTTCAGCGGATCACGCTTCTTCAATTTGTATTTGTCATAAATCATCACATATGGGGCATATCCCAAATCCCTGAGTGTGTATATCCGGTCAAGGTCTTGTTCCAATGTTGTGTTAAATCCACATAAGACATACACTGTCATTTTCCGCCTATCCCATCCAGTTAATTTCTGAAACATTTGGAATTTTGGTACAATGATGTCTTTATCCTGGTATCTATCCCACGCAAAATGAATCTGCTTAATCTTCATCCGCTTGATATATTCCGCTTTTTCTTCGGTCATGATTCTGATGTCGCATCCTTGTGAAAAATCTATCCAAGCCTTGCTATCAATAAGCTGTTGGCTCAGATTTTTCCAGTCTCTGCAAGCGAACATGTTCGGATCCAGTAGAACAATATTCTTCTGACCATTCCAAAATTCAGATAAATCAGATACCTTGTGGCTTTTCTGCCCCTCTTTTTCTTTCACGATGCAGAAATCACACCCTCTCGGACACCCTCTTGTCAGAAATCCATAAGCTGTGTTATTGCAAAGTTCAGGATATAGACTGTAATCAGGATAGATATGTTCGATTTCTTCTGGTAATGGCTTGCCACCGGATGGATATTCGTATCCTGTACCTCCCTTGACTATTTCTCCAGCGCACACTGGATGAGGATAATCCGGTGTAAAGGTAAATACCTTGCTCATATATACCCTGTCTGGTGGATTCAGCCATGCAGTCAGCGGATCATACCACTCGACTTGATCTCCGTTCTGCTTATGCCATGCCGACAGCTTCATCAACGGAAGATTCGGAAAATTATGACCGTCTACGTCAATTAGTGATATTCTCATTTCTTCTCACCTACGCAAATCTTTCATTTCGGCATTACTTCCGGGAAGTCCTCTATAGACATTTGACCTTTTAACTTTCCTGCTTTTTCATCTTCCATTCTTTTCTTTTTGTATTCGTTATACTGTTTTCGATACTCATAACTTTTTCCAAAAATGTTCCATGCTGCTTTTACTACATTCGGTTCATAAGGTCTGATTTTCTCCAAATCATCCACAGCTTTGTATGATATAGGGCAACCGCAACATCCTGTTCTTGTCAGTCCGTATACCTCATAAGCATCGGAATACTTGATTCCGTAGTAGTTTTTGTACCATTCCTTATCTTTGTCAGATACATAATAAAGAGGTCTCAAACGATACTGTCCGCTTGCAGTCTCGGTGAAGCACAATGCTGTATTATCCTTTCTTGGAACTGATCTCATTCCACCTTCATCTCTTCGTTCTCCGGTTATCACCATGTCGTATGATTTCTGAACCTTATGAGCAATTTGCTTTTTGCAGTAGTCACAACATTTCGCACTTATCATAAAATCCGGTGGATATTCCTCAATAAAATCACGCATATACTTTGAAGAGTTGATTACTAGCTGAATGTTCGGTCTTGGTTCTCCTTTAGAATTGCAGCAACAAAGAAAGTTGATTAAACTCTCACACTTCGGATATCTTTCTTTCAGTTCTTTTCTCTTTGCCGCTTTATCCTTTGCCTGGTCGTACTCTTGAGCAATAGACAGTGGAACTCCTTTTTTCTGCCAATCTGATAATCCTCCAGACATAATCTTTGATACAAATGGAATTCCATATTTTCTAGTGGATTGCACGATATTGATTTTCGGTCTTACTTCTTCAATCTCAACACCATATTTCTCAGCAACATCTTTCACATGGTCTTTTATTGCTTTCATTTCCAATCCAGTGTTGAAAAACACATATTTGATTGGTGGAAGTTCAAATATCCGTCTCGTCCTTTCAATCAGGTCAATCATAATGTCACTATCAGCACCGCCAGAGTAGGAACAAATAGCATTAGGATGTTCCCTCAATCTTTTTGCGATAATACTCTTAATTGCTTCAAATTTTGCCGGAGAATCAAAGTCTGCATAATCCGGTCTATCTGTGTATACTTTACTTACTCCTGTTTTCATCTTCTCGAAAGGAGCCGATATATCTTTGCCCGGCCGGAGCTCCGTCTCCTTTCTGTATTCTTTTCTAAAATTTTCTTATGTTACTACATGTTCCAATCTTGCCTACTTCCAGAGTTTCCAGCAATCCCATTACTGAACGCTGTTGTTCTTCCGTTTGCGCACCATGCATAGTTGAGTCCTTTATCTCCACTGACTCCTTGCCAGTGCATATTACCTTCATGCAATACAATCAGATCATTCGTACCGTAGTCCTCTTTCGGATTCAGCTCTACATATTTTTTAGCTCCTGTTTTCGTGCCGTATCCGCAGCTCTGTACAGTTCTTACGAATTCTTCTGCATTCATTTCTTCTGTACCTCCATCAGTTTCTTCACCAGTGCTGTCTCATTGGTCTCACAATCATGCAGATGATGATAACCTGGCTCCAACAGATATGATTTTGTGTACGTGCTTTCCGGGTTTTCGTCTGTATATCTTTCTTTCCAAGCTACATACTGCTTATACTCACAAATAACGATTGCACTTTCATCCGGAAGAATATATCTGTAATAGATTTCCTCTGCCTGTGGTACTTCAAACCATACAAGCCAATCTCTGTAAGTTTTCAAGAACTCTTTTCTCTGGTTATTGTTCTTAAGTCTTGGCAACTCTGGCTGTGCTTCTCTTTCAACGTCCATTGCCATTTCCGGTTCTTCTTTATCCATGTCTCTTGGCTGTCCAACCTCGATGCAGATTACCGGTCCTTCTTTTTCTTCTTCGTCTTCAGGGGCAATCATAAACATAATCTCCGACTTATACATTTTTCTGTCTTTCGGATTTGCAATTATAATACTTACGTCCGAATCCTCGTTAAATTCACCTAAATATTCTTTTAATAACTTATTTTCCATTTTTCTTATCAGAGCAAAGATATCTTTTCTGTGCGCACAAATCTCCTGCTCCTTTCTGTAATTTATTTATCCTGTTCTTCCATCCGTTTAATAACATTGACCATGTTGTCAATTCCGAATGTTTGGTATGCGCAATGCGTATGTACTAACCGATGTCCGCGACAACTCATACTGCTATCAATGCTTGCTGGCTCTCCGCAGATTACACAGCGAAAACGGTTCTCGCTAAAACGTTTCAAGCCTGTCTTATTAAACACTTCAAGATTCTCTCTGTCGATGCTTACATAGTCCTCATGAACTTTGATATCCATTACTTCACCTCATTCGCAAGCTGGAATCCCATTCTTGCCACATTCTTCAAGTTGTCTTTAATTAATGCTTTGTTTGGACTTCTGTGTGTATCAAGGAATTTCCACAACTCTTGTCTTTCAGTCGGTTCATTTGCAACGTAATCAGCCATGTAATCGTACTCAGCTTTTGCGACTTTCAAGCACTGAATCATGTAATCTATCTTTTCTCCTGTGTTCATGACTACTCCTTTACTACGCATCTGCGCTCGCTGATTGCATAATATTTTCCATCATGCTCTGAACAGTATTTCTTAAGGATTTCTGCTTTTTTCGCATCTATTGATTTGAAATCAGTTCCAACCTTTTCTTCGTGTTTCAAGGTATGAGTATCAGCTTCGATAATCAGCACACACCACGTAAGCTCCGTCTAAACCTCTTTCTTCTCATGCTCTTTCTTCCGCTGTTTGAGGATTTCAAGTACTTTGTCAGGATGTTCTGCCCTGAAAGTTGTGCAATCATAAGTACCTTTTTCTTTACTGATTGGACATTTTCCACAAGGAATACTGCACATTTCAGCTTGAATTCTAATTGCTTCTTCCGCTGTCAGTTCATCCTCTACTAATCCTTCAAACATTTCGTCTGTCCACATTAAATAATTTTCTTCCAATTCGTAAGCTGAACTTCCCACTCCTCTAATTGTTACTATCTCTCCACGCATCTTCACCATACCTTCTGATGTGTACCATCCTCCGTATCCTTTGTTTTTCTCTAAGTCGCTCCTAACTCTTACCTTGTCTCCAACTTTGTATTTCATTTCATACCTCTCTTTCTCAGTTTTTCTGACAGATTCTTTCTCTTCTGTTTCTTCTCTTTCCATCGTCTCAGGTACTCAAGTTGAGCCTGATCCTCTTTCTCTTGTCTGTTCATGGTCTTTATCCCTTGTACAGTTTCGGAAGTGGCATCCATGCTGTAACTCTGTACAGTGAGCATCCACCGTGTCCATTTGAATATCTATCCCACTCAAGGTATCCATACTGTCTGTCAAGCCAGTGCTTTTCCTCATCCTCGTCAAATACCTTGATATAACACCCAACGCTGTATTCTCTGTATCCGTTACCGCTCTTGGATGCGATTGCTGTAAGGACATCACTTTCATCTTCCGGGAGTCTTTCCGTTACTGGAATCCATCTACAATCCTCATCGGCATCATCAATCTTACACATCTTCTCGACATACTTTCTGACATTCTCTGTTGCCAGTAGGATTCCTTCATCCTTGCGATCAGGGTTCAGCTCATCCGCTCTTTCTCCCTTTAGTTCTTCCTCGGCTTCATTCAGCCACGAAAGAAACTCTTCCGCATCAATCGTTTTTCCCATCTCTTCTCCTTTCTCTTTTTGCAACATATTCTCCATAGCTCATACCATGCTGCTTTGCTTCAGCTGCGACTCTTACTAATTCGTTTCGGTACTTCGGTTCTTTTGCGCCTTTTACTTTCTTCGGTTTGGCTTGCTTTCGTTTCATTGCCAGTTCCTTTTTCTGTTCAGGACTCAAGGCTCTGTATCTTGCCTTTCCTCTCTCGCAACACTGTCTTCGGCTTCTTTCTTCTCCGCAAGCCTTGCTACAACACTTCTTCCGGTTGCCGACTATCTCAAATTCTTTTCCACAGACTGAGCATACCGCCCAGCCACTTTTTATCTCTGCCATTCTTAATCACCTTCCAAGTAGCTTGCTCTCCAGATCATCCATGTCATACTGCCTTCGCTCAAAGTTGTTATTGTTCTTCGTTGGTTTCTTAAACTTCTCTGCGTACTTGCCATCAAGAATCTTTTCGAAGTTGTCCGGGTTGATAAACCAATCAAAGTTCAGTGAGAACCTTGTATCTGTCTTTCCCTGAAGGAAGTCACTCTGTTTGACCTTATCAACAGCTTGTATCACTTTCTCTTCTCCGAATTGCTCAAGTAAGGCAATCAGTGAAGTACATCTCTTAGAACCCGGGTTGATGCGGTAAATCATTTTGATTCCGTAAGGCTCTAGCTGATTCCAAGCATCGATGATCGCTGAAATGCTGTGCTGCATTATAGATACGTCAGTATCTATATATTCTTTCATTCTTTCATTCTTTCTTTCTTGTTTGTGTCCCTTAGCTGTTCCTTTGCTGTTCTTTTGCTGTTCCTTTGGTAGGTCGCAATCTTGATAAAACCCATAATTTACAATGGTTATAGCTGTTCTTTTGTTGTTCGCATTTCGTTCTATCATCTTTTGACTTTCTAGGAAGTTTAAAAAGAGTTTGACTTTCTTTCTTCCCCACCCCCAACGCTCCATTAATTTGAGTTCAGAAGTGATAAATGAACCTCTTTCAACCATTTCTGTATGACTGCCTATCAGCACGTTTTTATCTTTGTGATTGGCTAGTAGCAGTAGGTCAACCCATGCCTGACCTTTAGTAAAAGGTTTGTCACTCCACAGCTCATTGTCCAGCAGATCTCTGTGAATCTTTATCCATCCTTGCATTCTGATCCACGCTTTCTATGCGCTTTTTTGTGGCACTTTTCGCATAATGTAATTCCATTGCTCACCGTAGTTCTGAGATTCTTGTATCCTGCGTAAGGCTTGATATGATGTACTTCCAACTTCTCGTTCCCTCCGCAGATCTGACAAGTATATTCATCTCTTTCTAATACATCTTTTCGGAATTTCGCATATCCTTTATCGTTTCGTCCGATTGAAAGAGTGGCTATCATTGTTTCATCCATGACAAACTCTTTTGAAGTTATTCGATAACACTCATTGTCTTTTCTAAGTGCGATAATTAGTGAGTTTTTATCGTCTTGGTTCTTATATATCTCTATCAGTTCTTTTTTTCTTAATCTGGACAGAGACTTTTTAACTTCTCTTTCATCCAATCCAAACGTTCTTGCTATTTTGCTAATTGATGTCTTTAAAGAATTTGTTTCGTTATTACTTCTAAGCAAAATATCAATCAGTATTAGAAATGTATGTGTACTTTCGCTTTTCAATAGATTTTCAATATCTCTACTGATCTCTATGTATTCGTTGTTTTTCATACAATTTCATCCAATCTTCCATTGTCATTGTGACCAGCCAATCCTTGTGATTCTTCCGATGCATTACCGTAGGCATTTCGCCCTCTCTCGCATCGTTTATGGACTGTTCCACAGCTTCATAGATGTTAAGCTTCTCTACCCTCTTGCACTCAATATGGATGCCAGGGAGACCGACTACATCTGCATCTCCATTGGATCCACAGAACTGCTGCCCTCTCCGGCAATCATATCCGTATCTGTCTTTAAGCAGATTTGCTAACTCTCTTTCTCCCTCTTTCCCTTTTCGGTTTGAGTTCATCTGTGTCTACCTCCATGTTGCAATTCTTGGCTGTCCGCCTTGCTGTTTTTAGTGCCCAGCCGATACTCTTCAGCCGGCTTTCTTCTTGTCTGATGTACTTCATCAGCATCATTCTCTCTTCTAAGATGTTCATGTCTGGAACGAAGTACCCTCTTCCATCTTGCATGTTGAGAATCGGTATATCTCGTCTTGCATAATGGATCATGTCTCTTATCGTTCTATCGTCTATACCGGTCAGATCAGACAGCTCAGCTCTTGTAATTGCTCTGTCATGTCCGGTTCTGATGTAATCTAATATGTCAATATCGTAAGTCTGCATTGTTCTCCTTTCTCTCCCCGGACAAGCCGAGGAGATGAATCATCATGGCTTTTGAAAAGGATTGTGACATGCTGTTCAGTCAGCCATTAGGAGTTTATATATCAACCTTATCCGCTAGGTTAATACCAGTTATAGCCAAGACTTTCCGAATACCTCTCTGAACTCTTCTCTGCTGCCTATATGCTCTTCGAAATATCGTTGAGCCATCTGCTTAAGCTCCAAGTCCAGTCCATGATTCGGATTGTCATGTACGCTCCCCTTTTGAAATTCATGGAGATACGGTGCAAGGGGAATCACAAATCCGTATCTCTCAGATATCTTTCTTCTGCTGCCACAAAAGATATGGTGTATGTGTGGATAAGGATATCCAGTGAAGTAACAGTGGTCCATATCATCAGTGAACACACTTTTCAATCGTTTAGCCAATATCCACGCCATACCTTTCTTTCAGTAATCTCTTTTCATCCGGTGTGGCAATCTCTGATGCTGAAAGTCCTGCTTCTTTGCAACTTGTAATAAGTCCATCAATGAGCCTTGCCATCTCTGATGTATCGTAGGTACTTGAACCTCTCAACAACTTGTACGTTCTGTACATGATACCGTCTAAGCCTTGCCTTACTTGTGATGTTGGCATCAGATGATATTCTGTTGCTTGCATCACTTTCTTTTCCGCATCTTCCGTATCAGGTACTGTCATGTATATCGGCTTTCCTTCAATGATCTCCGGCTCTCCGTAGTGAATCAGCATCAAGTTATGCATTTCTGCATTAGATGTGTTCATTACCTTTGCAAGCTTGGTGAGTAGTACCCAGTAGTAAGCATTAGCATCAAGACTCCTTTTCTTCCTGTATGGCTTTATTTCAAGGCTTAAAACCTCTTTGCCTTTCAATTCCTCGTAAGTCTCAAGAAAGTCCTCATTTGGCTCAAATAGAATGGTCAGCCTCCGTGTAGCAAAGTCAATAATTGGCTCTTTTAACTTTCCGGTGAACTTCATTTATACACTACAACTCTCCTTCAACTCTTTTACGTGATCAAAAGCATTCTTATACTGGTTAATCGTCAGCGCTTCTATTTTCTGCACTTTATACAATACAAGTACTTTACTTTCATCAATTCCATTTTCAGTAAACAAACTCCGAAGAGAATTAATATGATTTTGATTAATCTTTATATTGCTGCTTGTACTCTTCCCATCTTTCTGATCAGACTTGTCTTGATTCTTCTGCTTTTCATATTCATCAGAATCAGGATCTTTCACATCATCCAAAAGAAACAAACCATTCAATGCGTATTTTCTTGCATAGCTGGATACTGACCCAGTAATCTGCGCTTCATCCATTCCTTTCTTTTCCTCTGATTCTCTCGCATAAGCAGTTACAGAAATCTCCTCATCTGATTCGCAATCAACCAAAGTTGCTGTGGCTTTTATATACACCTTCCCAACAACTTCCACAATTTCGTCTTTCAGCGTCAGAAAGACCTTTAAATCCTTTTCATATTTCTTAAATTCAGCAAGAATCGTCTCCGCATTTCGATAATAGAATTTACCAAATTTGTTATATTGATCTTTGGGGACTTTCATATCCTGCTGCAGTTTGGATAACTTTTCTCCAATCTCCATCAAACATCCTTCCTTTCAAAGTAAACACCAAAGCTTGTCATTGCCTGTTCAATATCTTTAAGTTCCTCTTCTGTAGCAACAACGGTGTAAATTACCTTCTTAGACTCTTCACTGCTCAAGAATCTTGCCTGTTCCTCATCTACTTCTTTCAGCTTTTCAACAGTTTCTTTCTCCGCTTTTCTTTTGATTTCCTCTTCTTCGAGAATTCTTCTACGTTCTTCAAGACGGATGCGTTCTCTTTCAGCTTCCAATTCTCTTTCTCTTCTGGCAGCTTCTTCTGCTTCTTTTCTCTTAAGGATCTCTGCTTTCTGAATTTCATAATCACTAAGGTACTTAATTGCTGATGCCAGATTGTTGTTTTCCATATAGAAGTTGAGAGCAGTTTCTTCTTTTTCTGATCTCATGGCTTTGATTGCAGTGATATCAGCGTTTGTGATTGCAACTTTGCCAGTAAGTTCTTCTCTAATGTCTTTCATTTTTGTGCCGGCATTCGTCCACTTCTTTCCGTAGATACGCTCCAATGGAATGTAGTCTTTCAATTCTTCCGGTACAATTTCTTCATAAGCAAGCAGGATCTCTTCTTTACGTTCATTGATTCGCTTCTCTTCGAACTCTTTTACCTTGTAATCAATCAGTGTGATTGGCTCATCAATCAATGTGATAAGTTCCTTTACCTTAGCTTCGAACTCATCATAAGGCTTCATATATTCTTTCTTTACTTCAATTCTTCTCTCGTTTACTGCTGCCTTTTTCTTTCTCAGCTCTGCGAGATCTTTCTTCGCATCCTTTTTTGTATCTTCCGTAAACTCTTTACTTTTATATTTCTCAAGTTCCTGTGACACCTGGTTCTTAAATTCATCAAAGTTAGCTGTGATTTCTCCAATACTCTGCACCACATTAAATTTCAGTTCGTTCATCTTTCATTTCCTCCACATTGTAATTGTCTGCAAGTCTCTTATGCATCTTATGTTGTGTGATTCCTAATTCATCAAAGGACAGTTCCTCATGCTCCCACACCGATGGTTCTTCGTGCTTGACCGGAAGTCCAATAATTGCTTTCACTGTGTCCAGCTTGATATATCCGTTTTCCTCATTGCTGATGTAAGCTTTGAGCGTTTCCATTCGTGCATCTGTTTTGCACAGCTCTTCAAATTTTGAAACGCTTACTTCAAGTGTTTTTTCTAACAACATTGCTTTCTCCTTTCACAGTGGCAGTTCTTGTACTAATTGCAGAACAAGTGTGCTAATTGCAAGAAGTTTTTCGTCAACGTCTCTATCTCCATGCACGTACCGTTCTACGTTTGCGAAAATGTATGCTGATGCTTTCATAATCAAATCTTCGTCTTTGGCACCATTCATGTCACAAAACTCTGATGCAAATATTGGAATGATTGCGTTCAGCTTATCCAAAGTTATGGTAAAATTATCTTTTTTCATTGCTTTCTCCTTTTTAAATTGCTATTATTAAGTTGGTTAATTACCTAAGCGCCTGAAGATTTGCCGTCTTTCCCGGGCGCTTATTTTAATATCCGAAGATAACCCATGTTGCGATACTTAAGAAGATTACCAATCCCATCGCAACTACGCTCTTAACAGCAGATATTTTTTCTTCTCTGTCATCATGCTCAATTCTTCTTGGCTGTCTCTTGATATCAATGATCTGGATTGTTCTTCTTTGGATGTCGATCATATCGATCTGATTCGTTTTTCTCACCTTCTTTCTGAAATGATGCACACGGAATACATCTGCTTCTTTCCATGCATCTGTTTCTCTTTTTGCAGTAACTACAATCTCTCATATCACTTCCCTACCAATCTTCGCCTTTTCCTCATCAGTGATTTTGAGTACCCTTAGGATTTCTCGTAATTCACTGATTCGGATGTTGTCCGGCTGACTTAATCTCTGGTACAGAGTACTTGGCGGGATACCGGTCAGTTTTGAAAGCTTCTGAGTATCGATAGCTGTCATAGTCTTTCCTGACTCGATGATTGCAAGAAGCGTTCTGTTCTGCCTTTCTCTTTCAGATGTCTTTAACTTCGGCATCCAATCACTTCCTTTTTGATTTCTTCTCTGTAATCAGCTCATCAACCGTACATCCAAGTATGTCAGCAACTTTCTTAATGCTTTTTACTGTAGGACTTACGCTTTTTCCCCATTTACAGATGCTTCCCTTTGACAACTCAGCTTGTTCCTCAAGTTTGTTTATTGAGATTCCACGCTTTTTAGCTCGTTCAAAAATGTTGTCGTAAATCACGTTTTCACCTCCGCTTTTTTAGTGCGTAGGTTCTGAAAAAATCACTAAAAATATTGACTAATCTCTGAAAATATCCTATAATTTGAATTACCACAAACAAATTAAATAAAGCACTTTCGACACTCTGTTTATTTTTGCGTTTTTTTCAGAACCCATAATTGTATTATACGCGATATATTCAGAAAGTCAAGTGGTTTTTTTGCGATTTTTTCAGAAAGGATGGAAACCATGAAAGAACGTATCAAAAGCTTATGTAAAGAGCATGGAATTTCTATGAATAAGCTAGAAGAAACACTTGGATTCGGAAAGGGATACATAAGTAAATTAGGAAACACTACACCGAATACTGCTAAAATCAAGTTGATTGCTGATTATTTTAATGTATCTGTTGATTACCTTATGACAGGTGAGGAGAATGAATCAGAAAAATACTATCTGAATGAGGAAACTGCTAAAGTTGCTCAAGAAATTTTTGAAAACAAGGAACTTAGAACACTATTCGATGTTCAGAAAGACATGGATCCAGACGATTTAAGAGCATTACACAACATGGCTCTCGCACTGAAACGAAAGGAACGTGGTGACTTTGACACCGGATGTTAACATCATCCTTATGGACTTTCCAAAAGGGAAAGGACATGAAATGGTAGTGCCGAATGAAGATGGCAGTTATACCATATTTATCAATGCAGCACTCAACTATGAGTCACAGCAAGCAGCACTTAAACATGCTATGAGTCACATTGAAAACGATGATTTCTATAAAGAAGATGTGCAAGAGATAGAATATCTGGCTCATACTACTACGAAAGCACCTGATCCGGTTATATCAGCATACAGTAAATGTATGGAGCAGAACCGTACTAGACGAAAAAGAAGACGTAGAAGAAGAACCAGAGATACACAGCGCATTGATTTTATTCGTGAGCATTGTGACACATTCCGACTTGCCGAATATAACTACTTATATGGCAAGGATTTATAATGAGGAATGAGTTATGAAACCTAGTCAATTTAATCTCATCAGAAGAATGTGGATTCGTGCAACAAGGTACAGATACCGTGAAAAGATTGCAAGAAAGAACAGGACGAAGGAATTAAAGCTTATCCACAAGCAAGAAAAGAATGCTCAGAGAGTTTGGAGAAAAGAACAACGAAAGTTATGCACACAAATGTATCCAGTTCCTAAAGTTATCCACACTTCTCGCTTCTATAGGAATATAACTATTGCTATTTTCTTTGGATGGTTTATTCTTTGGCTTTGTGTGATAAGTATACCTACAAGACCATCTGATAGCTTTCTGGATTCATTGTTTCTTTTAATCGGATGGGGAATTTTTCTTCTGTATCCGATGATTCGATACATAGTGCAGAAGAGAGAGGAAACAGCAAAGCGAGATACGACAGTCTGTCCTCTCTGCGGATCCACAATGGAAAATGGTTATAATTTCTGTACTTCTTGTGGTTTTTCACTAATTCCGCATCAACCCCAAAACGTTCCTCAAAAAGAGAAACGTTGTCCTTCTTGTGGAGTAATAGTAGACAAGAATTACAATTTTTGTACAGAGTGCGGATATTCTTTTTTACAGCAACCTAAAGTTACCAAATTGTCAGCAGAAGAAAGAAAAAAGCTCCGAGAAAAATATAAAATGCAGCGTGAGATTGATCAGCATTGGAAGTTTAGGCAAAAGCGGATTGAAGATGATATGCTCAGGAATATCAAGAGCCAGAATTACAAGCTAAAAAGGGAAGATGACAAGGAAAATCGTGACCAATATGAAGAATTAACAAAATAAGGATATAACTCCCGGAAGGGATTTATATAAAGCGCGTGGTGTGCTTAGAAAACAAGGCTCTATCACAAAAAGAAAGAGAGGGAAACACGAATGAAAAAGAAAGGTGGATGTTTAAAAACTGTATTAATTGTTATCGGCGTAATTATTATACTCGGTATCATAGGTTCTGTTATTGGTGGAAAGGATGACGGACCTAAAAAGGTAAACAGTGACACTTCTACTGACGCAACGCAAGATGCTTCAAAGAATGAATCAGAACCGGAACAGACTGTATTTAACGTTGGAGATACTGTGAATCTCAATGATGTTGAAATTACACTTGTGAACATCACCGAATCTGCCGGTGGGGAATATACTACCCCTGACGAAGGAAACGAGTTCTTAATCCTTGAGTTTGAGATTGCAAACAACTCATCAAAAGATATCAGCATCAGCTCCGTAATGAATTTCGAAGCCTATTGCGATGATTACTCTCTAACACAAGATCTTGTTGGACTTCAAGCCCCTGAAGCCAGTGGAAAGAATCAGCTTGATGGAAGTGTTGCTGCTGGAAAGAAGATGAACGGTGTGATTGCATATCAGGTACCTACAACTTTCTCGAAATTCGAGGTTAGCGTTGCTCCTGATTTCTGGTCATCAAAAGATATTCAGTTTGTTTACAGTAAATAGTTAATTTGCGGTGTTTGGAACAAGGTTCATTTGCATGAGAGGAACCATGAATACAAAAGAATACGTTTATGACAACAAACTTTCTTCCTTATCCGATGCAGAATTGAGAGCTTATGGAAGAGAACTACTGTCAAGACAATATGCCGGTGAAGAACTTACAGATAAGTTATATACAGAATTAAGAGATGTATGTAGCGAATTTGTAAACAGAGATAATTAAATAAAATAAAACCGCTCCTGTTGGCGCAGGAACGGTTGATACACAACTCCGAAGAGCAGTGCGAATTATATGAACAGTAATATTGTATCATCTTCGGAGCAGTCAATCAATCAGAACTGTTGTTCTATTGTATGGCTGTTATTTTTATACTTAAAAGGAGATGATTATATGGCAACAGCTAAGAAGTTACCTTCCGGATCCTGGAGATGTCAGGTATTCAGCCACTATGAAATTGTCTTAGATAAAAACGGAAAACCTGTTATTGATCCGAAAACGAAGAAACAGAAACAGAAAAGAATCTATAAGTCTTTCACTTGTGATGATCCATCGGCAAGAGGAAAAAGAAAAGCTGAAGCAATGGCTGCTGAATGGGCAGATAACAAAGAAATCAAGAAAGATGAAGAAGTACAAATGACTTTCGATGATGCACTAGAAAAGTACATCCAGGAACGGTCCGCTGTCCTCTCACCGTCCAGCATCAGAAAGTACAAGAGTATGCAACGTAATTGCATGGTACCGCTCAAAGAGTATCAGCTAAAGGAAATCACACAAAGCGTAATTCAAAAGGTGATTAATAAGGCATCTACAGAGCTGTCACCTAAGTCTGTTCGTGACATGAATGGACTGATCAGCGCGGTAATGAAAAGATTTCGTCCGGGAATTGTAATCAATATCACTCTTCCAAAAAAACTCAGGAGCAACATTTACATTCCTACAGAAGTGGACATTAAGAAGATTGTTCGTGCATCAGAAGGAACTATCATGGAAGTGCCAATTCTCCTCGCAGCGTTTGGAGCTATGCGAAGAGGTGAGATCTGTGCATTGCAGAAGTCTGACATTAAGAATCACACAATCCACATTACAAAAACAATGGTTATGAATGACGAGGGGGAATGGATTGTAAAAGCACCTAAGTCTTACGCTGGTGACAGATATGTGAATTATCCATCATTCGTAATCGAGAAGTTCTTGGAACTTTCAACCGACACTGTAGACATGAATCCGAATACATTAACAACATCGTTTGGAAATCTCCTTAAGAAATTAGAGATACCTCACTTCCGATTCCACGACTTAAGGCATTACAACGCTTCTGTTCAACATGCGCTAGGAATACCAGATGCGTATATCATGCAATCTGGTGGATGGGGAAATGATTCGGTACTGAAAGAAGTCTACCGTCACACTCTTCCGGACATGGAAGATAAAATGAATAAGATTGCAATCAACTATTTTGAGTCTATGCAACACGAAATGCAACACGAAACATAACAATCATTGATTTTACAGGGGTTTTAGCACTTTCTATGGGAGTTCGATTCTCTCATCCCCTGTATTAAAAAGCCTTAGAAACCGCGTAAAATCGCTGTTTTAAGGCTTTTTCTTTTTTCCCAAAAGCAAAGGTAATCAAAAAGGTAATCAACCATATGTTTGAAACATCTGAAGAAGGAGGAAATCTTGCACAAATGCGTCTCATATGGTACCCAAAAGACCTACTTTGCTAAAAATTTGATTATTTCAAATGATATTTTAAAGATACAAATAAAAAGAAATGCCTTAGCAGATTAATTCATATTCACATAAACATGAAGAATACTGTTAGGACATTTCTTTTTTATCCAGATATTAACACAAGGGTATCAAAATACAATAAAACAAAGTTGATTGATCTATTCTTAAAAATAGCCACTTTCCCTCAAAACATCTATAATTCTCTTTTCCTCTATTAAGTAGATACCTTATATGGGTCTTATACAACTAATAACAAGAAATAATTGAAGAATATCCAACTCTTTA